TCGACTTTGAGATTGAGCATTTCCCCGACTTCCGCTCGACCATGAAATACGATGTCGAGGACAGGTTCCTCGGCGGTCGCGGCACGGCGTGGGTGCGTTACGAGCCTCATGTCGCCCCCATCGGCATCGGTGACGACGGCGTATCCATCACCTCGGGCATCGAAGCCGGGGAAGGCGCGCCCGAGCCGTTGGAGCAGATTGAGTACGAGCGTGCGCCCGTTGACTATGTGCATTGGAAGGACTTTGGACACTCGCAGGGCCGCACTTGGGAAGAAGTAGGTCAGGTATGGCGCTGGGTCTACATGACCAAGGA